CGGCGCGGCAACCTCGGCACCCAGGCGCGTCTTACTCGGGTTCCCCCGTAAGGCGCGCAACGCGAGCGGTTGACGACGACGGCCACTATTGGCATTGCCCATTACGTTCTCCCCGAAAACGCGCGCCTGCCTGCCAGGCGGTTTCCCGGCCTCGCGCGCCCTGGGCTTTGCCTACCCCCCCTGGTCTGCATCACCGACTCCGCTGTATGCCGCGTTTCGATTCGTCCTGGGTTTTGGCATCACTGCACTGCTGACATAACGCTTGCACATTGGACTCGGCATCGAGGCCGCCTTCGGCCAACGGCACCACATGATCGCGGATCGTCGCGACCTCAACGTGACAGCGCGCACAGAACGGTTGCCCTCGAAACAACTGGTGACGCAACCGTTGCAGCCGCCGCCCACGCACGCGCGCGACGGGCTGCGCGTGGCCCCACGCAGGCCGGCGGTGCTGCACACACCCAGCCTGCCCACAGGTCGCGCACGCCCGAGGCGGGGCGATCGGCATCGCCCGTTACCCCGTCACCGCACGCGCCGCCTCGCCGGCCGCCCCGAGCGGCGGCAAGCCGTACTCTTTCCGAAACTCGTCGACATGCTTGACGTAACACTCGTCCCACGGCAAGCCCGCCACATAGAAGTCATACGCGCAGCGCATGCTGTGCACCGCAATCATGCCGCCGTCCGGCGTCGCATTGGCCTCGACATACGTCTCGTTACAGGCCGTCCCGAACGCCACCGAATACTCCTCGTTGTAGGGCGGCGCGAGGCTCGTGAGGTCCTGGCCCGCGTCGTCCGGTGTGACCTGCGCGAGTTCCGCGGTGGGCTTGCGCCAACGCGGGATCAGCTCCGGATCCGGGCCACTCGGCCCGCCGTTGAGCGGCTGCGCCAGGCCGTTCTGGTCGGTCGCCACATCCCAGAACGTGCCATCGAGGCGCCGCAGCAGGAGGTCGACGCTGTAGCCGAGGCTGTTATTGCCCTCGGCCTTCTCAAGCAGGCCGATGGTCGGATCGTGCAGCGCGCAGACGTAGTACCCGGCCCGGCGAGTCAGTAGGCCCTTATCTTGCTCGACCTCCTCCTGATTGTGACGGGGTTTGATTTTGCCCTCGTCCACCAGTTCGGCGTGCGCGCGAACCACTTCGTCGTAATACGGAAAACTCATGTCGTCTCCTTCGGGTTATCGGGCCAGGGCAAAGAGTGGCTGATCGTGCGCGAGCGGCACCACGCCGGCCGTCGGCTCCACGCGAATCTCGACATACGGCGACTGCCCAGGGGGGGCGTAGCGTTTCATCGCCAGCAGATCCACGATCTGCGCGTCGTCCCGATACACGATGCGCGTGAGCGCGTCGCCTAAACTCCTCGCCAGCTTGTCGACATCGGGCGCTTTCGTATGCGCGGTGACGCGCTTCGGCAACGTCTTCGGCCGCGGTAGGTAAAATGCGACGGTCAAGCGCACGCCGTCGGTCAACAGCGTCCGTTCACTCGCGGGCAGTTGTTGGATCGCGTGACTGGCGCCCTCGGCCACGAGCGTCTGCCAGGATTTCAAGTTCCGGTTGCTGTCGGTGATGACCGGCCGCGTCCAGCCGCGCGGCACGAAGGCACGCTTGCTGCCCATCTGCTGCGCCACGCCCACCACGCGGAATTCCAAAGTCACGCCGCCGCTCCGAACGTTGCACGCATTCGTGTCAGCCAGTCCTCGATCCACGTCGCGGCCAACTGCGAGAACTGATTGGTGTCTGGCGTGTCCCCGCGGTTGATCGAGAGAAAGAACATCTCGGCGGGTCGTGAGCTGTTCGCTTTGAGTATGGGTAAACTGTTGTGCGGCGCGCCGGCGACGTGCTCGAGTGTACCGACCAGACACGCGCATTCGCCTTCGTAGGTAGATCCGTCAATGCGCCCTTCTCGGATGGCCGTGAGTAAGCCTGGCACTTCCGCCGGCGAGGCGCTCAACACGGCCCATAGGTCATCACGGATGGGTGCGAGGTCCGCGCCACGGAGGTTCGCGCCACGGAGGTTCGCGCCACGGAGGTCCGCGTCACGGAGGTCCGCGCCACGGAGGTTCGCGTCACGGAGGTTCGCGCCACGGAGGTTCGCGCCACGGAGGTCCGCGCCACCGAGGTTCGCGTCACGGAGGTCCGCGCCACGGAGGTTCGCGCCACGGAGGTCCGCGCCACCGAGGTTCGCGCCACGGAGGTCCGCGCCACGGAGGTTCGCGTCACCGAGGTTCGCGCCACCGAGGTTCGCGCCACGGAGGTCCGCGCCACCGAGGTTCGCGTCACCGAGGTTCGCGTCACGGAGGTTCGCGCGACTCTTCAGCGCGGCATACACCGCCTCGGCGACCGTGCCGGCTTCACCTTCCCACAACACCACGTCCGTCCATCGGTTGAGAATCTTCATGGGTAATCGCCGTGTTGCGTCTCTTCGAGCACGCGCAACGCGTGCGCCTCCTCGGCGAGTTTCTCGAGCGCGTCCGCGATCCGCGTCAAGAGCAGGAGAATGGTCCGCCACCGTTGCTGATCGGTATCGTTCATCGTCCGCCTCCACACCAGGCCGAGAGCAGGCACAGGCCCGCGAGCCCGATCCACGGCGTCACCGCAATCCAGTGATCGACCCACCGGCGCGGCATCATCGGAGCACGTTCGGGATCGACACGACCCGCGTCAACAGGTAGAGGATCACGAGGATCAACGCCAGTACTTGAATCGCGCGCGCCCACAGCGGCGGCATCGGGACGCTATTCGTCAAGACCCACACCAGGAACCCGATCAACACGAGCACGACGACGAGCACGATCAGATCCATGTCCGTCCTCCCATCAGGCCCGCCGTCGGCGCGGGGTCGCTTGGGCGATCCGGGCCGCATACTCGTCGGCGCTTTCGGCCTTCGCCCGCTTGATCTCCGGCAAGAGCTGCTGACGCACAGCCCGCGGCACGATACCCGCGAGCAGATCGAGACCGTCCTGATAACTCACGACGATCCAGTACGCCGTGTGGCGAGTTGCCTTGAGGGCCTCGGCACGCTTGCGGGTCGGCGTCATGACGATCGAAAATCCTGTGCGCGGGCACAGGTGGCAAAGTGGGACAGCGTGATCGTCGTGTCGATCTCGGCCAGTATGCGCCCGCTGAATAAATCGGGTTGAGTCGTGACCGGGATCGGCGTCTCGTCGAAGGGGTGCTTCGCGCCCGCGCGCGTTTCGGCCCAGACAATCGCCCGGCCACAGCCGCGGCAACGGCCAGGGTAGACGGAGTCCTGGTAAATCCACATCAGCCCTCCATCCCCGGTTCACGCTCGAGCACCGCATGCACGAGGGACAACAAGCGTCGGATCCGCGGCTTGGTCTCGCCGAGCGAGAAGAAGTGATCCCGGGCCGCATACCACCGCGCGAGCTCGGCGCCATGCGCCCAATGCCCCAGGGGTTCAATCTGGTTCCGCCGCGAGTGAAACGCCCTGGCGCCGTCATCCCCTAAAATGAACCGGATCGGCCGCGTCTGGATGCCCGCGTCCACACAGTCCGCACACCCACACGGATCCCCCACGTAGCGCATCGCGGCGGCCTGGTCGTGGTCGTCCATCTCGCGCACGGTCATATACCGCGAATCCATCAGCGCGCGTCCTGACGGCGGCGTCGGCAGTTCGGCGATCCAGTCGGCGAGGACAGGAAAGCGTTTACAGGTGGCCATGACCTGTTTGCCGGCGGCCAACACCTGGTCGAGCGGCCACGCCTCGAGGACTTTGAAATACGTCTTACTCAATTCCTCCGCCTCGGCTTTATTCAGTTTCAGGCGATAGGCACCGCAGACGCGCCTAAAAGCGCGATCGAAGGTGCCGGAGTCGCTCTCAAACATCGGATCTCTCAATTCACCACCGGGCTTGCGCTCTGGCGCTGAAGGCGCCGCCGCGCGCCCTGCATAGATCTTTCAAAATACCCAGATCTCTCTTAAGGATCTGGATCCGGATCGCGATCGCGCGCGCGAGGCGGCGCGTTCCGTCCGAAAAATGTCCGCGCGGACAAATCTCGGACAACGACCAGTAAGCAGAGAATGTGCCGTTGGTCTAACTACGCATGGCCGTTGCCTTTCGCGCGGTCCTCGCGTTTCCGGTTCCGATCGTCTCGCCGCTTGCGTTTGATCACCGTGGCCGACGGATTGTGATCGGCGAAGTCGTGAATCTTGAAGCCGCCCGTGACTTTCTCCCAGAGTCCGGCGGACACGAGCGCGTCAGCGACGGCCGCCGGTTTGGTGAGATGCGGGAAGCTTTGAATCGTCGACATCGGCAAAAATCCGTCCGTTAGGTGGCGATTGGAGTACATGAGGCCGATGGCATAGAGCGCCAGGGCGAGGCCGGCCCCGTTCGCCCCGAGGCGCTGGCCGGCGGCCAAAATCTTTGGGTGGTCGAGCAGTTCGTCATCGAGTCGGGCCCACATCGCGTATCACTTCGCCGCGGTCGTGTTCGTCGTCTTCGTCTTCGGCCGCGTCACTTCGATCTCCTCGAGGAGTTCCTCTCGCGCCGCGACGAGCGCGTCGATCTTCGCGTTGATCCGTTGCAGCAGTTTGTCCGCGAGGGTCGCGCGTTTACTCATCGGATCGGCTCATCCACCGGATAGAACTCCACGCCGGGCACCTGGGCGCTCTCGCGCATCGCCGTCGCGTATTTGTTCAGGCGCACCGTATCGACGATCAGGAATTCGCGCGGCACGAGCTCCGGCTTCACGAGCCGCCACTTCCACGACCGCCGAAACTTCTGAATCGCTTTCACGTCATCCGCCAGGACGACGACCGGCAGCGGTGCCGCGATCGCTTCCTCCATGACCGCATCGGCCAGGGCGTGTTCGCCGGCCTGTTCGAGGGCGGCGGCCTCGGCGGTCGCGCGCGCTTCGTCCTCCCGGCGGCGTTGCTCGGCGAGCTCGCGCTCACGCTGCTGGCGGGCGCGGCTCTGCGCGTCGTGGAAGGTGCGGATCTGTTCGCGCTCGTAGGCGTCGAGGAGCTCGTAGGGCGCGAGGGCCGCGGCTTCGAGGCCGCAGATCCAGCGGTGCAAGGCGAAGGCGGCGGCCTTCGGCGCGGCGAGCTTCGCGGTGATCGCCTTGACCTTCTCGCCGATCGCGGTGCGCACCGTGCCGGCGCGCGTGAGGGTCAGGAGGTCGCAGACCTCGATCCGATTGGCCTCGACGAAGGCCAGGGCGGCGCGCCGCTCGAGCTCGGCGATCGCCAGCGTGTCGGCCGGGGCGGCGAGCGCGGGCGCTGTGGGGGTACTCATTCGATTAAGTTCCGAAGGGCGCGTCAGCCACCCACAAAATATCGGTGAGCCGTACCTCGAGGCCGCGTGCAAACGTGTACGGCGCTTCGTGAACACGAAGAGGCGCGTCATCCACGCCGATCGTTTTGGAAAATGGAAACGTGTATTGCGCGACGCCTCGGAGTCTCACCCACGTGGGCGCCCCGTCGATTCGCTCGGCTTCGGTGAACGTCAGCGTTAAGCCGGTGCGTAAACCGATGGCATACATGAAGGGATCGCCAGCGGCTTTCGCCAACCATGGGGGCCAGCCCAGCGCCATTAGTTCAGCGTCGTGGCTCGCAACCGTCACGCTGGTTGCTGGGTGGTCATTCTCCCAAGGCGCCAGCGCGGGATCGTTGTCTACTTCCCAGGGGTCCACTTGGCGCGTAACATCCAAGGCGGATAAGACAGCCGCGGCGAGTTCCGGCAATTTGGGCTTGCTGGTCATGGTCGATAATCTCCTCGTCGAGTTGCCGGTTTTCTTCATCTGTCATAATGAAAACCTCCGGGACAAGGACGGCCCGTTCCCGCGGGCCGTCCTTGCGTGGTTGGTCAGACGGTTCCTTCCACTCCAGTCGATAGCGGTGCCGTGTCGGTCTGCTGATCGGCCGACGTGGCGGCCTCCTCATACTCGGCGGTGACGGCTCGCCGCATCGAATCGTGATACTCGGACTCCGCGCGCGCGATGCGCTCGTTGAACAATTGCCGAGCATGTTGAATGCGCCTGTCCATCAGGTTCGTTGCCTTGGACACTCTCCGGAGTCCGGTCTTTTCAGCCTTTCCGATCGCGGTCGTCGTCATTCAAACCTCCTCGTCTTGGCGACAGATTTAAGTTCACGACGGACACGGTTCAATCGCCGCATGGCTTGTTCTGATCCGCCGTGGTCCGGATGCAGGCGCGTCGCCAGCGCTTTGAATCCGATGTCGACAAGCTCCACGGCCAGCATTCGCAGTAGGCGTGTTTCTTCAGTGCGGGCTTGTCGGGTCGCGTCGAAAATGTCAATGGGTTTTTTGGTATGAAACGCCTGGCGCTGGTTTTTCCGTTGTCGATGTTTGTCGGGATGGACGATTTCAAACATGCGTAGGGACGTCCCTACGAGCTCGGGGTGTTCACGGATCTTTTCAGCGAGCGTCATATAGTCGTAAGCGGTCGTCCGGTGAAGGGCAAAATTCGCTTTTAGCCAGTGTCCCCATTTGAATTCTGCAACCTGCTCGCGCGCTTCTAGTAAGAGCTCGCCAGCCTGGCGATAATGCTCGAGCCCGGCGCTATTGCCGTCGGCGATTTCCTCTCGAATCAGCGGGACTAACACCGTAAGTGGGCGCGCCACCTGTGACGGTGTTCGGACAGCGACAGCGGCGCCTTTCATAGCTCGGTCTCTCCATTCCTCATGCGGCGGCCTCGGTCGGGCGTTCGCCGCGATATTTCTCGACGATGCGAAAGGCCGTCAGCAGGGCCAGGAATTCTCGCGCGTCTGACGGGGCCGTGTAGCCTTCGAGGCGGAAGGTCCCATCGCGACGCAAGGCCACCGCATAGCGTTTGACAAACCCGTGCGCGTCGAAGAAGGCCGCCAGCGCCGGGTCTTCTGCGGCCCACTCGCGCGCGAGCAATTCATAGGCGGCGGTCTGCAGCCATTTGCAGACGTCCGAGGGCCGGCCAGTGGCAAAGTCCAGCAGCACGGCCTGGCCGTCCAGCAGGCCCAAGGAATCGAGCGTGCCGGCCACCAGGTGCCGCGGCGAGGCCACGCGATGTTCATTGAGCACCGGCACGAAGTGCCGCTGATCGCAGAACGAGAGCCAGCCCTCGAGATAGCCGACATACGCCGGGAAGTCCTCGCGAAACTGATCGAGGTCGAGATCGCCGTCGTTGAAAAAGTGAATGGCTTCGTGGACGACAGTGCCGCGTTCCAGCGCGGCATTCAGGGTGCCGACGGGGATGCCCGAGAAGTCGATCAGGCCGGAGGCCTTGAGGATCTGCGTGACCGACGGCACGATCACGCCCTCCAGGGCGTAGCGATGCGCGGCGTGATCGAACGTGAGCATCATGACCTAGCGTCCGAAGGGAATCTCACCACTCGTCAGCGGCGCTGCGGTGGGCGACTGGGGCGCCGGGGCCGGCTCCGCCTCGACCACGGCCAGACTGACGATGTTGTGATACGTGCGGCCGTTGTACTCGCGGCTCTCGTAGGTGACGCGGACCAGGTGATCGGTCTGTTTGAACTGTTCGAGCGCGAGCGCCTGGTGCTGATCCTTCGTCGTGTACTCGGTGGCGTCGCCCTCGAGGAGGAGCACCCAGAAGGACGGCTTCGCTTTGTCCTTGCCAGCGCCGCGCACATCTTTGACACGCCGGGCGTCGGTGACCGTCGCCGCCGCAGTGGGCGCCGGCTTCGTCTCCGAGGCGCGCTTGACCGTCGGCCGCTCGCGTGGTCCGCTGGCGACTTCACTCGCCAGATCCGTCGGCAGATCCTCGAGGTCCTGGTCGAAGATGTCCGAGCACGCCGTGACGATGCGCACCATCGCGACCATGCCGCGCTTGGCGGCCATCATCAAGACGGTGTTCGCCAGATCCGTCGGCGAGGTGCGGACCTGCTTCGTTTCCGCCCCTTGCCGGTCGTACTTGATGCGGCGGTGATCGGGATCGGTGGCGGCCCATTCCTTCTCGTGGACCGTCGCACGCCAGCGCCAGCGTTCTTCCGACGTCGAGGCTTCCCCGATGCCTTCCCCGAGAATCTCGCCCGTCACCTGGCTGAAGCCGACGACCTTGACGCGATAGCGCACGGCGTCGCTCGTCGCCAGGTCCTCGACCTCGAGGCGCGTGCCCACGCGAAAGGTCAGCAGGAGGAGCTCGGCGCCGGGCTTCCAGAGCGACGGCTTCTGCGTGCCGGGCACCTTGCCGTAGTGGACGTTCTCCTGCATGAGCGTGGTCATGATTTCCTGGACCTTGCGCACGCGGGCCACGACTTCACTGGTCTGCAGGCCGCGATCGAGGACGAGGGCATTGCTCGGGTGCGCGACGTAGTCGGTCATCGTCATTACACAGACTCCTTTCGCGGGAGATCGATCGCGCGATTCCCCTCGAGGGCATCCGCGAGGACGGAAAACACGATCGGCGTCGCGCGGTCGCCGTCGACGAGTAACCCGTGCCCATCGAGCGCGGTGAGGATCTGCCGCGTCAGGGCCGCGAGGCGCTCCCCGCGGGCCTGCGCCCAGAGGTGATCGCGGCGTTCGTCCCGCGCGATCTGCTCGGCCACGGGATCGCCGTATTCGTAGACGCTCCGCGGCACATGCGTCATGACGCGGCCCGCTCCGGATGCTGATTGGCCAGATGTTCCGCGACGCGCGCCCCCAGAAACGTCGCGATCTCCTGGGGACGCTCGGCGTCGGTCGTCATCTGCCAGCGATAGGCACACCAGGTGCACTCGACGGTGACCGTCGTCCGGCCATCATCCTGGCGCCGATTGCGGATCGCTTCAGCAAACGTCATCGTGGCCCCCCGTTGACCGACGCCACGCGCGGCTTGCGCCGGGGCGGCCCGAAGGCAATCGACACCGGATCGACGGCGAACGCCTTCGCCAGCGCCCGCACCGTTTCGAACCGGGGCCGGGCGGATCGGTCGCGTTCCAGGCGGGAGATGCTGTTCTGCGGAATCCGGCTGCGTCGACACAAGTCTTCTTGCGTCCAGCCGCGCCGCGTGCGCAAGGTCCGCAGCGCCGTCATCGGAGGCCGCCCCCTCGACGCGAGAACCGGCGTTGCCATTCCTGCGAGACCTGGAGATCGCTGATCACGTCCCGCTGAAACCGCGCCGTCCGCCACGCACGCCAGCGGCCGAGCCACGTCCGCCACCAGGTCAGCGTCATCGCGCCACCCGCTTCTTAAGGCCCTGCAACACGAGCCGTGGCGGCGGCGGAGGCATCACCCGGTCTTCATGCTCACGCCAGTGCGTCGCGGCCTCGAGCGCCCCACGGGCCAAGCTCTCAAAAAACAACTGATCGACGTGGGGGAGCGCCTCGAACACCCGGTCCGTCGTGTACCCGTCATTGAGCTGGGCGCAGTAGTAGAGACTCCCGGCCAAGACGTGGATCCGGCGCTCGACACTGGCGGTCACCCCGTCGTCAGCCTCGCGCCTCACCGCCCCCGTCTCCCGGCGGTCGTGTCAGGAAAGGAAAGAAGGCGAGAATATTCTTGCCGCGTGAGCATGGGCCGCGGCATCCCGTCCGTAGGGGCCCCCGACGGGCGCGCGGCCGTCAGAGATGGAGCCCGAGACGCGCGCGGTATAATAGGGGCCACGGGGCGCGCGGCGGACCGCCCCAGGCCGCCCGCCCGCCCTCGGCGCCACGACTTCCCCCAGGCGCCAACCAGCCCGACTAAATATTCCAGACAAGACAGAGATACATAGCATCCATTATCAGACTCAATGTCTTCTTGGAATATATCAGCAGTTGGTGTTTTGCGAGGCTGTGGAAAATCGCTCATTTCGAATACGCCTCCAGCCCTAAGACCGTCTCGAGCGGCACGCCCGCCTTCTCGCTGATGGCTTTGGCGTTGCGCCGGTCCGGATAGCCTTTCCCGCGTTCGAGCTTGCTGTAGAAGCCCTGGCTCACGCCCAGAATGCGCGCGGCCTCGGCCTGGTTGAGGCGTGCCCCGAGCCGCCAGGCCTTGAGCGTCGGATAGATGCGGTTGCTTTTCATGACAAAATCGTGCCTAGAATATTCCTTTCAAGAGATTTGTCAAGCGCCGGTCTGGAAGGCCGCTCCGTGCGTGTCATGTCCGTGTGAGCCATGCCGTGTCGCCGATCTAATATCTCTAGGCCCAGTGCGCCCCGATGCGCCCCGGTGTGCCCCTCTATGGCCCGGCTTGCATCCCACGCGTGGGTGCGTTACATTCCTATCTGACATAAATGACAGAGTCTGCCTCCCGGCGCGCGTGCGAGCGCGTCCGCACTGAAATGCAGCGGCTCGCCCTGAATCAAGCGGACTTAGCGGGGCTGATTGGCTGGACCCAAAGCAAGGTCTCGAAAGTCCTCAACGGGGAGACCGTGCTGACGGTGGATGATCTCGAGGCGCTCTGCTTCGGCGTTAGCTTGCGGATCAGTGAGGCCGTGCGTGACCACGGCTTGGAGTTCTGCGCGGAGATGACCCCGCAGGAATTACGGGTGCTCGAGGAGCTCCGCCGACGCCACGGGACCCTGGACGGGCTGATGCAGTTACTCCGGATCGCCGCGCCCGATGCGCCGCGCGCCCTGCCGCTCAAAAAACGCAAGGCCTCGCACGGCTGATCCCCGCCTGGTGATCTAGTCCGTCTCGGGGCCACGCCGGGCGCGTGGCTTGCCATCCTGCCGATTGCGGCTCACTTCTTCCAGCAGCCGGCGCTCCTCGAGGGACATCTGCGCGCGCCGCGCCTCGAGCGCATCGCGGACAACCTCGCCCTGCGTGCGCTTCCACAGCGCACACAAGTCCTTGGTCAGGATCACGGTCGGCGGATCCACGCGGAGATTTAGCTGCGCGGAGGGCTTCCGCGCGAAGCGCCGCGGTTTGCGGGACAGCGACATGGACATGTGCTGATCATGGGAAACACCGGCTAGCCGTGCAAGCAAGCACGACTATCTCCGCAAGCAGTATGCCTGGGCACGCGTTGCCCCACAAGAAATTGTGGGCACGTTGCACGCTTTCGCACCAGCGGGTGTGCTAGCGTACAAATTCCTTTGTGGTATGGCCCGCAAGGGACGTCAGGCGGAGGCTCCTCTATGCGCTCGCCGTCGTCGCCTTACTCGCTCCAGGCGCCCACGAAAGACTCTCCCCTGGTCGCCGCGCTGATCCAGAATGTGCGCCGCCTCGCCGACCGCTCGACCGACGAAGCGGCGGGACTGAACCGCTTCCTTGAGGCGCTCCTCGCGACCGAACCGAGCCGACTCACGCGCCTCCGAATCGCGACCAGACGGCCGCGGCCCGTGCGCGCGGCGCCGCCAGCCGAGGCCCCGCGCCGCGATGGCTGACCCGGGCCACGATCGGATCCACCCCGACGCGGAAGGGGCCGGCTGCCTGATCCTGCTGCTGGCGGGGGTCGTCGTGGTCGGCCTGCTCGCGGCGGCGTATCATTGGCTGACGCGCTGAACGCCGCGCCTGGGGCATCCTGGCGCGTCCTCGGGGCTATCCTGGCCCCGGCTCTGGCACGGTGATCGAGAGCGTGTCATCGTCGAGCGTGAACGTCGGCGCCGCCGGATCGAGGCCGAGCTCGGTGAGCGCCGCCGTTTGCTGCTGGTGCGCGGTCGCGAGGGCCGTGCGCGCCTGGAGGGCAAGGACTTCGCACCGCTGCGCCTCGCTGCACCGCGCGCGCAGTTTCCAGTAGTCGGCGGCCGCGAGCGTGCGCGTCATCCGGTCACGCCCGCGAGCTTGTTCCAATCGGTCATGAGCTGACTCTCGATGTCGGGATCACCCGAGGCGGTCACCGTCGCGCCGACCGTGAAGTCGTACGACGTCGGGAAGTTGAACACGTTCGGGCGGTTCACGAACGACGGCGCGAGCTGCTGCGCGGTCGACATCGGGGCGCTGTTGACCTTCTGCGCGTAGGCCACGCGTTCGGCGTGATACAGCGTCGAGGGGTCTTCCTCGAGGACTTCCCACGCGATCTGCGTCAGCGCGTTTTGCAGCCGGCGGTGAAAGTGGGGATCGGCGGCGAGGGCCTGTTGGGTAAATGCGTCGTTCATCGGGGGTTCAATCCTTTCCTCTGAGTTGCGCGCGGAGCTCGGCGATCGCGACGTCGTGTTGTTGCCAGCCGACGATCAGGTCGGGGACGAACTTGGAATAGTCGGTCATCCACGGCCGCGCGAGGGCGCCCGAGTCGGTCGTCTCGTCGGTGCCGGGGAAGACGGCGCGCGGGTAGAGCGCATGCGCCTCTTGCGCGAAGATCCCGCGATCGCGGCGGCCGTCGGCGGTCCACGCGAAGTCGTGCACCACGATCCGTCGCAAGGCGTCCAGATCCGCGGCGGGGCCGTCGTCGGTCTTGAGGCGGGCATCCGAGGTCGTGGTATACGCGACGGTGGTCGCCCCGGTCTGATTGATATACCCCGCCAGGACCACGGCGCTGTTGTAAAACGCGAGGTAGAAGGCCCCATTGCTGGGGTTAGTGTTTTGCACCCCCAGGCCGGTATTCACCGCGCCATCGATGGTGAGCCCCAGCATGCTGTTGCTGACGCCGGCCCCCGTGCCCACGAGGAACGAGCCATTCACGACACTCTGCGTGCCGTTGAAACTATTCCCGCCCGCGAGTTGCGCGACCTTCGCGAGGGCGGTATCGATCTGGTTGTAGAGGTCGGTTTTGACCGCGTTGTTGATGACCGTCCCTGTGGTGCCACTGCCGTCGTCGTCAATCCAAGGAGAACGCGTGATCGTGACCGCCATTTAGAACGCTCCCTGTCGTAAGAGGCGCAGCATTTCCTCCGCGGAGAAACGCAGGCTCGACGCCTCGACGGTGTACGTCGGGTTCAGATTCGGAATGTTGAAGCGCGCGACGCCGACGCGTTGGATCAGGAAGTCCCCCCGCACATTCACCGGCAGCCCGAGATTGACGGAGACCGTCGCGCCCGCGTGCGTGTTGATGTCGCGGCACACGTACGAGACGGTGATGACACCCACTTTTCCCTCGCTGTCGAGGGCCGCGAGCAGATCGAGCCGCGCCTGACACCGCGCCAGGCCTTCGATGTAGGACAAGCGCCCGTCTTGGATCTCGTCTTCGATCACGCCGTCACTGCCGGGGAGCTGGAGGCGCGCGGCGGCCTGGGCGGCGAGGTCATCGACCTGGACGAACACGTTGACCGGGTCGCCTTTCAGGATCGGGTACTTGATCACGCCGAGGCCGGTGGCCGGAATCCCGGTCAGCATCGCGGCGACGACGGCGGTCGTGTTGTATGTGATCGTCGCGGTGATCGCGCCCGGGCCGCTCGGCGGAATCCCCAGCAGTGCGTTGCCACTGATCCCGGTATACCGGACGTTCTGTGAGCCGACGATGGCCCACCCGCCCGTGGTGCGAAACGCCGCGACCGTCGCACAGGGGAGCGTCGGCGAGCCGGCGAGGACGTTGCCGGTCGGCTGTTGCAACAACGACGTATCACTCGTCGGCGGATTCGCCCCGAGGGCCGCGTCGGCCGTCACGTCGAGATACGCCGTCGTCGTGTTGTCGGCGAGGGTGGTGAGCACCTGCAACGGCGTCAGTCCCGCCTTGGTGCGGTAGAGCACGCGGGCGATGACGCTGGCGGCGCCCAGGGGAATCGCGGACAGTTGCACCTGCGCCGCTTGCGCGGAGCCGACGGTGAGCGCCGGCGCGCCCAAGCTGGCATCACTGAAGGTATCGACCACGTCTGTGGTCGTGTTGTCCGCGAGCGTCAAGAGACGATACAGGGGGCCGCCCGCGTTGCCGCCGGAGGTGCGGTACACGTTGCGCCCCATGACCAGACTATTCCCGAGGGGGAGTTTCGTCAGCGGGATCACCAGCAGGGTCGCCGTGTTCGCCGTCGGGGGGGCGGCGCCCAGGCCGGCATTCGGCGTGGTGTCGTCGTAGGTGCTGGCCGAGTTATCCGGCAGCGTCGCGAGGTACCGGAGGCCCGCCCCCCCGGATCGGCGATAGAGCTGCCGCGCGGTCACCGCGGTACTGCTCCCGGTCCCCCGAGGAATGTTGGTCAGGCGCACGGCCATCAGGACGTACGCGGTGTTCCCGCTTGGCACCTGGGCGCCCAGCGCACTGTCCGCCAACGTGTCGGTGTACGTGGTCGTGGAGTTGTTGTTGATCGTGGCGAGCAGTTTTTGCACGCCGACGCCGCCGATCGCCGGCGAGCGATAGAGGCGCCGCGCGATGGTGCCGACGGGTCCGGTCTGAATATTCGTCAACGGGATCGTTTGCTTCGGCCCGGCCCCGACCGTGGTATTCCCCCCCGTGGGGGCCAGGGGTCCGTTGGTATTGGAACAGGGATCCACAATCGTCGAGGTCACATTCGAGGACGTGGCCCATTCCCGCTTCTGCCCCTGACCGCCGTATTGAAAACTGCGGTAAAACACGATGGACGTCACCGCCGGGTCGGGGGACGCGTAGGCGGTCACGGCCATGTTGATGAAATAGTTCGGGAACGAAATACCCGCGAGCGTCGCCTGGACTTCGACGGTCGGTGACTGCAGCGTTTCCCCGCTCCCGGCGCGATAGGCGTACGAGTAGTAGAGCCACCCCCCGGTCACGTTGTTCATGCCCGACCCGAGCCCCGTCGCGGGCGGGGACGTGGGATTAGCCACCGGCGCCATTGGCAGGGCCGTTCCTGTGGTGACCGGGCCGCCGATCGTTTCGCCCGAGGCCGTCAGGAAGGTGAGCGAATACCAGTGATCGCCGAGGTCCACGCTGCCGCCCACGGTCGCGGGATTCGTCGTCGGGCCGGCCGTCGGGGCCGGCAGTGGGGTATTGGCGACCGCAATCTGTCCGCCGATGGGGCCCGGGGGCGTCGACCCGGTCGCCGTTTGGAAGGCCACGGCATAGTCATGCACGCCGGGATCGGGGCCCACGCCAATGGGGCCCGCCGTGGGCGTCGGTCCGGTCGTCGGCGCCGGGGTCAGGGCCGTGTTGCTCACCGAGACACGGGGCCCCGGCACCGTCTCGCCGCTACTGATCACAAACGAGACCGCATAGTCATGGACGCCCGGTGATGGACCCGTGCCCCCGGGTCCGGGCGTCCCCGGCGTGGGGGCCGTCGTGGGCGGGAGAAAGACACCGACGGGCACGGTCACGCGCGGCCCGGCGAGTGACTCCCCCGATGCCGTCTTGTAACTCACGGCGTAGTCGTGCACGCCGGCGGTAACGCCCGCCCCAGGGAGCAGCGACACGTTTGGGGCGCCGGTCGGCGACGCGCCCGGGCCGACCAGCGATCCGCCGCCGCCCGGATCAATCCCGCCATACGTCACGCGCTGCTGCCCGACGAGGACGACGCCGCCTGCCGCGAGATACCAGGCCGCCGTTTCCACCGGCAGGAGCGTCTCCCCGGGCGCGATCTGGTCGAGCGCGTTCGACCCGCCGAAGTTCCCGAGGATGCGCGTCGCGACTTGCGACAGGTCGCGCGTCCACTCGATCCGCTGGAGGGTCGGGTGCACCGCGTTCACGATCCGCGGCGGCGAGAGGGTCGTATTCTCAAAGAACAGGTGCACCACTTTGCTGTAGTCGCAGAGGTAGTCCCCGCCGACGCGCTTCGCGAGCTGCGCGAAGGCCCCCGTGAGTGATTGCTCGGTGAAGGTGATCTGATCGAGCCGCTCGGCGCCGATGTCCGGATCGACTAACAGCGTGTAGCCCGCCGGGGCGTACGTCATCAAGCTCGCGGCGATCGCGGCGACGCTCGCGCCGGTGTAGTTGCCCGAGACCTTGCGCCGGTCGAGGCCCCACGTGTAGTCGATGCACGAGACGTCAAACAACATGTTGGCCGCGGCGGGCTTCCCGGCGTACCGATGGCGCGTGCTGACGATCGTCCCGCCGAATTGCCGTTGCGCATTGTTCTTCGATCCGAGCGTCACGATCACGTCGGCGCCCTCGCGCGGCACCCAGCCGTAGGCGGTGAAGGCGAGCGTGACCGGCGTGTTGTTGATGGCGTCGGACTTGGTCACCGAATCGGCGATCACGCCCTGGCCGGGGATTCGGCCCCACGCCCGGTGAATCCCATCGATCGCGATGAACGGCTTCGCGCTCGTGTAATTCGACCGGGTCGCGCCCGAGCGCGCGATATTCGAGATCGCGTACAGCGGGACCTTGGCGCCCTGCAGGACCGGATACCCGGACCGCGTGGCGCCCGACCGCGCGATATTCGAGACGGCGTTGGTCAGCTTCATGTGCCGTAGGGCAGGCGCACGCCTTGCCCGCGCATGAGGGCGACTTGGGCATCCGCGACGGCGCGCGCGATGGCTTCGGGGGTGCCGAAGGGTTGCGTGACATGAATCGTGATCGACACGCCACCGCCACCCATCCGGCTATTCGGGATCACGTCGGATCCGCCCGGGAGGTTGACGAGCTCCGGGCCCTTCTCGCCGACCAGCGCCAATCCGCCAGAGAAATTCTGCACGCCGCCGGCAAACTGCGGAAACGACGATCTCCCTGCGTAGAGGTCGTCAAAGTTTTTCGGGATCTCGCCGTGCGGGCCCATCGGGACCCGCGCGCCGGTCGGGGAGATGATGTAATTCTGCCCAAACTCCTGCACGGTCGTGGACCCAGGCAGCTTCTCGCCGCCTTGATAGGTATTGGCGGCTTTGAGTTTGGCCGCCGCTTCCGCCGCCGCTTTGGCGGCGAGGTCCGTGACGCGCTGTTCTTCGGCGAGCAACCGATTCATCGCGTCGATCCCGTTCTGCGTGATGTTGTCGTCGGCGGTAGCGGCGATGTTGACCACCTGCTGCATCGTGCTACTGAGCGCCGCGGCGGCCTCTTGCGCGACGGCCGAGGCGTTGCCCTTCGCCGACGATAACGCGCGGTCGAAGCCCTCCCACAGGCTTTTCATTTGCCCGGCGGCGGTCTCGCTGGCTTTCACTGTCACCGTGGAGAGTTCGGAGATTTTGACCGTCGCTTGTTCATACAGCGCGTTGGAATACTGGGTCACTTGTTCCGCCGTCACGCCGGTCTTTTTGAAGGCCGCGATCTCTTGCTCGACCCCGTCCCAGATTTTCATGACCTGGTAGGTGTAGCGATCCATCGACTGCTTGTTGTAGTCGTCGGTAAGCGCCTGATTCAATTTTTGGATTTCCGCGTTCGCCTTCCCCCAGTTCTCGATGCTCTTTTGGGACGCGTCGTTTTCAGCTTTGCTCAGTCCGAAGATGTTCGTCTCCTGTTGCTTGACGTGGCTCTCCTCGATCTTCTGAATCGCTTTGTAGGTGGCCTCGTACTGCTTGACCATTTCGTCAAGGGCCTTGACTTGCGCGGCCGAGAGCTGCGGAAACGCCGCCGCCACCGTGGCGATCGAGGCCCCCGCTTTCAGGTAGTACTCGGCCTGCTCGGCGATCTTCGGATTGATCTGGGCAACCGTGTCTTTGTAGGAGGTGCCGACCGTACTGAGCTCGGCCCAGGCGTCGGCATACTTCTTCGCCGCCGCCTCCGCGCCCTCGGTCTCCGCTTTCGTCGCATGCAGCCCTTTCTCGAGGGGCCCGACGAAGTCGTCGACGCTGGTCTTGATCTGTTCGTTCGCCGTCGCGAGGGCCGCCGCCATGCCGACGCCCATCGACGCCGAATCCTTCATGAACTGCCAGAAGTTTTGCCAACTCGATGTGATGTGCGTCGTGGTGTCGATGGTGCCCGCGATGATGGTCCCGGACACAATCACGACGGTGTTCCGCAGTTTCGTCCAGGCGTCTTCCGCCCGCTCGAGCGCATCCACGGTGGCATTCGACATTTTTTGCGCGCCGTCGGCCGCCGCCCGGAAGCCTTCCGTGATCGCGGGCAAGAGCTCGGCGGCACTCTTGCCGAATAGCTTCAACGTGACGTCGCTGCGCTCCATCGGGTCGGGGATTTTCGCAATCGCGTCCGTGATCGCGAGGAACGCATCCTCGGGCTTCATGTTGCGGATCGTCGCGAATTCCAGCCCGGCTTTGTTCAAGGCGTCGACGGTGCTCTTGTCGCCCTCGGCCAGGTTCTTGTTCATCTTCGTGATCGCCGAGCCGACGGCATCGAGCGAGGAGCCCGCCTGTTCGGCCGCGAACTTGAAGCCCTGGACCGCTTCCGCGGAGATCCCCAACCGCTCGCCCATGTCATGAATCGCGCTCGCGCTCGAAAAGATGCTTTCGGTGAATTGCACCAGGCCACTAAACGTCGCATTGATGCCCAGGGCCGAGAGATACCCCGTCGCCGTGGAGAGCGCGGATCCCCATTGGCCGGTGGCGTCCGCGAGCTTTTGCATCTGGGCCGGCACGTCCTGGCCCATCGCGCGCAATTTCTCGGCGCCTTCCCCGGCGAGCGCCGACATCTTGGCGAGTTCCTTTTCGGTGAGCGCCGCCGCGCCGCCGACGTCTTGGACGGCCTTGGTCGCGAGGAGGGCTTGCTGAACGATCTTTTGTCCCGAGATCGAGTCCGCCATCTTATCGAGTGAGATCGCGGTCTTGACGGCGTCGGTTTCGAAACTCTTCAACGAGGCGGATCCCTGCTCGCAGGCCTTCGTAAAGGACGTGAAATCGGCGTTGAAAATGCCAGTCAGTTGGGCCATGCGGTCAGTCTCGCTCGCGCTGTTGCTCGATTAGCATCTCGACCAGGACCTCGTAGTCATCGAGGCTCAACGCTCGAACCCACTCGACGCGCCAGCCGCAGCGTAAGGCGATGGCGAGATCGCTGGCGATGTCTTCGCGCCATCCTGGGCGTTTTTTCGGGCCTCGCGGCGCGCGCTGATCCGTGCTTCGTGCGCGTCGAGGGCGCGATCGATTTCCAACCACGTATCCATGTCGAGGTGATCGAGGCCGCTCTCATCGATGGGCTCGGGCTGCCCATCGAACCCGACGAACGACCAGGCCGTGAGGTAGCCGACCATCCGGGTCTTGCCGTATTGTTCAAAGTCGACGATCGGCCGCTCGCCGAGCCGGACGTCTTTGTAGTAGCCGGCTTGCACGTGCCGTTGCTCGCCCGCGTTGAGTTCGCGCTTGACCTCGATCCACTCCCCGTCTGAGAGCGTGAGCCGTTCGGTCTCCGGCTGCACGAAGCGACACCGCCCCATCTCGACCTCCCCTTAGTGTTCCGGTGGTCCTAACTGCGCGATGAGGGACGACCCGCCGATCTGGATCGACTGCACACCCCAGGCCCACATGCCGTCCCGGGCGCCGTCACGCGGGGCCGTGAAGAGCAGCGGGCGTTGTCGCGCCATGAACGGCTCACACCGCTCGATGGTCGCGGAGAGCGTCCATTGCCCCTTGACGCGCACGATCGACCACGTCTTGAGCGTGACCGCCGCGCGATAGCCCCACAGGATCGACGCCGCGGTCCCATGGATCCGCAGCTGGTCGAACATGACGCGGGCCGATCAGGGGCCGACGGCCATCGTCCACGGCCCGCCGGCCTTGAACGTGGACGTGATTTTTGGGGCGCCTTTGACTGAGCAGTCGATGTCGGCGTCGAGATAGGCGAGGCCGGACCATTTGAAGAGCGCCTCAGTGCTGTTGGGCGCGAGCTCCAACATGCCGGGCGTCGGGGCTTTCGTGGCTTCAAAGATGACGGTTTCGGCGGAATTCCAAAAGCCCCCGAGACTGCCGGAGACATCAGGGAGGCCCGGCACGTACACGAGGTTGGCATCACCGAAACAGGTGACGTCCTCGTACGACTGCTTAAAGGAGGCTTTCCACGTGTTCAAGCTGATGACTTCGACGGGCGTGGTGCCTGCCGGGTCGTAACTGACTTTGCCGTATCGTCCCGTGAGAATCGCCATGCTGTGACCCTGCTTTCTGTTCGATGTCCCCGTTTACGCCCCAGGAATCGAGGCTTGCACGCGATAGTTGCCGCCGCGGTGTTGCCAGCGAATCGTGTCGTCCACTTCGTCCACTTCGGGATAACGAAAGCGCCCTTCTCGACACGTCCCCATGTGGACATAGCCGGGAATCGTGAGCGGTTGATCTTCGAGTAGTTGATCGATGCGATGCGCCGCGGCCTTGACGTCGGCGCCCGTCCGCTCGAGCGCGACCGCCTTGATCATGTAGACCACGTCCTCATAGCCGCGGCGGCCAAACACCGGTTCATCGTCAGCGGTCACGAGGGACACGATCACGAAGCGGGTCGCCTTCGCTTTCGCGACGCCGAAGTACACGCCGTCGGGCATCAGGCTCGCGAGCGTCGCATCCGCCAGGAGCACGCCGACCACAGCGTTGTCAATGGCACTCGAATCTGGCACGGTGATCGGGCTCATGGCTCCCCGGTGACCTCCAGGCCTTGCCGCTCGAGCAGGGCCCGCAGTTGTTCGAACATCTGCTTGCGGCGCTTCATCACGGTGCGGACAAAGACGTGCTTGGGCGGCTGCGCGGTCGCGCCCCACATCGCGCCGGTGCTCTTCCCGCCCTTCCAGTGCCGCGCCTGTGTCCCGTTCTCGAAAATCCAGGCATGAAAGGCGGTGTTCTTGACCCGGGCGAGGGCCCCGAAGGGATTCGCCGTCACCTGTACGGATAGGCCCCGCGCCAGATTGCCCGAGTGCCGATGCGCGTCGTACTCCTCACGGATCTCGGCCTCGGCCGCTTGCGCCGCCGCGGTCACATCCGCGCCGCCTTCGCCCGCGAGCTCGGCCGGCAAGGTCCGCAGCGCCTCGCGGAGTTCCTCCAGCCCGGTGAACGTGAAGGTGTTGCTCACGCGACGACCTCCGCACACACGAGCTCGAGCGTCCGATGGTGTTCGTCGAGGTCCCGCACCGTGAGGATGTTGAACACCCGCGCCGCCAGCGCGAGCCGTACCGCGGTCGTGACGTCGGCCCGATACCGTCCGCGCGCCAGGTGCGTCTGGGTCGCGATCACCGTGCCCGCTTCCCCCATCTCGCCGCCCCCACCCCGTCGCCCGGGCGCCGCCGTCAGGCTGACCGACCAGGTCGGCGGATCGGCGTCCTGCCATGCCGGGGTATACCCGCCGTCGCCGTCTGGCGTGCCCGCAGCCGGGACCTGGACGGTCACCACGGTGCGATACGACCCGGCGCCAGGGGTGCCCTTCATGCCATCGCCACGTCGTGATAGGCGCGCAGCAGCTCGCGCACCAGGACACTCGGGCCGCCGTCCGTATCGGGGCGCGGCGGCGGGTCGAGGTCATCCCCGCGAAACCGATCGAGCTCGCCGACCTGCACCAGAATCGCGGCGACGACGACGGGCGGCACGGTCGCCGGGGTCCAGGCCGCGACGATGGCCCGCGAGGCCGCCGTGACCGAGCACCAGTTCAGGATGTGCGCCTCGGCCTGGTCGACGAGCGCCTGTGTGTCGACGTCCTCATCGGTCGTCGTAATGCGCAATCGCTGCTTCGCCTGGTCGAGCGTGACAAACATGGCCACGGATCACCGCCGCCGGTTGTCGTCAAAGACTTGTTGCCAGTCGCGGCCGGCCGGGCCTTGCGGACCGGGGCCGCCGTCCTTGCCGTCCTTGCCATCGCGCCCGCGCTTGACTTTGAGCGTCCAGGCCTTCGACCCGTCGCCCGGTTTCGTGGCCGTCGTCGCCTGGCAGTGCCACTCTGACCCGCTCCAGGTGACGCTGTCGCCGGGGTCGTACGTCTTCCCGTCGGTCCACACGCCGCGGTAGAGCGCGACCGGGAATACCGCCGTCCCGATTTCCTTGACGCGGGGGCCTTGCGCGGCCGTAATCACGAAGGACCGCTCGTCGCGTTGCGTGACACTGAGGTCCTCGAAGCCGAGGCCATCGATCCCGTTGTCGCCATCACGGCCGGCGGGTCCTGGCGGGCCAGGCACGGGCGCCAGCGTCTCGAGCACGGCCACGCGTTCCCGCAAAGGGCCAACGGCGGTGGTCTGCGTGACGACCGCGGCGAGCTGGGTTTCGGCGACCGTCATCCGGTGCGCGAGCGGGCCGACCATGCGCGCGACATAGTCGCGAATCACGGGGGTCATCCCGTTGACGAGGGCCGCGAGTTCCTCGGGGGTCATGCGGCCAGCGCCTTCGTGAGGAGGTCGGTCACCAGCATCGACAACTGCCCCGGCGGGAGTGCGGGCGCCGCCATCGGCGCGGGCTCCGGCGCGCTGAACGGATCCGCCGCGTCGCGTTGCGCCAGGGCCTTGAGGCTGAACATCTGCTGCTGCATGTACGGCGTATCGCCGCCCTCGACCGGGCCGAGGCCGAAGTACCGCAAGCGCGCTTCATCCGGCGACATCGCGCCGGCGCCAATCGCGTCGGCCGCGGCTTTCGTCTTCGTCGCCGTGTCCATCCAGATCAGATCGTCGATGTCGAATTCGGTGCCGTAGTCCGTCCCGGCCAGGCCGAGGCCGTCATCGAGGACCGTCTCGAAATTGGTCGTCAACGCTTGGATGGCCTGCGAGTAATAGAGCTGCGTCATCGCGTCGAGCTGCACGCCGCGCGGAATCTCGGCCGCGCCGATCATCCAGGCCGGCACATGGAACACGCTGCAGATGTTCGCGGCCGTCCAGCCCAGTTGGGCGATCAGCTCGGCATCGACCGCGTTCATGGTCAATTGCGTGTATTTGATGTCGGCCGTGATCACGGCGACCTTGCCGGCGTTGGCAGCCCCGTTGAAGGCATTCCAGTCGGTCTTCGCTTGCGTGAGTTGTTCCTGGGTCATGCCGGCCGGCGCCGTGATCAACCCGCTCGGGCGCGCGCCGTTCGTGAAGAACGCGCCGGACTGTTGCTGAATCGCCAAGCCTTGCATCGCCGCGGACGCGCACGCGTAGATCGGCGACATCCCGACCAGCGGGTGAAACAAGCACACCATCCGGTCGTGGATAATCTCGGACGCCGGCACAATGAAGGGGTCCGGGATGTCGACCAGCGAGCCGCTCAAGTTGTCCCGCTGGAGTTGGTAGTAGATCCCCCCATCGGGCGCGATCAGCGGAAGCACGCGCATCGGGTCGAGCACGTAGAGCGCCACGACGACGCCACGCGCATCGCGCTCTTTCAGCACGTACGTGTTGCCCCACATCAGCTTCGACGTGATCCACTGCTCGACGAATTTCGGCGTGGTCTGATACCGATTCGGTTTGCGGAGGACCGGACTAAAGGCGGGCGACTGCGCTTCTTCCCACACGCCGTCGTCGTTCTCTTCGACCAGCCGCAACGTCAGCTTGCCGATGTCCTGGGCGATGAGCGTCACGCACGCAAACACGGGCGCATACGCGACGACCTGGTCGCGGCGGGCCTCGACGTTGACTTGCCACGCGCCGGTATACGGCTCGCGCACCACGAGGGGAAACCACCCGCCGCCACTCGTCGCGCCCGGGCTGTACGGCGCCGCGTAGGTCTTCGCCGTGACCTCGACGCGCCGGCCGAGCAGCGTGACGCCGAAGGTCATCGGCGGCGGGCCGCGGTCACCGTGAAGGACTGCGGGGCCGAGAGGACGCCGCCCGCGCGCACCGCGACGGGGATCACGCCCGCGCCGGCCGCCGTCAGATCCGCGGTCGCCGAGGCCGAGGTCTCTGAGTCCACCGTCGTCGCCAGGTCGGCGCCCTCCCAGACGATGACGCTGTCAGGGCTGAAGCCGGTCCCGGCGACCACGACGGGGACACTCGCCGTCCCGGCCAGCGCGGTCGAGGGCGTCAGGCCCGTGATCGTGGGGGCCGCGGGCGGGGTGTCCGTCCAGCCGGCAATCGAGACGAAGCCGATCCCGCGCAGCGTTTCCGCCAACGCGCGATCGGTCACGGCGTACGTCTCGCCTTCAAGATGGATGTTCTCGTTTTCCGTGTGGTAGACCCGTGCGGTCACGTCCACCGAGTCGCCGTCCGCCCTGGTGTCAGGCCGGAGACGGTCATGGCCCGCGGCGCGGCCGTGGTCGAGTGTCCGGTGTGCGTCAGCGACCATGTGCTTTTCTCCCTGTCTCGCGGGGCGGCGTGGCGACGTGCCGCCGCGCAAAGCCGGCCTGCTCGAGCGTCTCCACCATCGACGCGTCGACGTCGATCGGGTCGCCGACCACGCGCCAGGTGCCGTCGAAAAACCCGTCGCGGATCACGGCCATCGTGACCCGCGGCGGAAGGGTTGCATCGTCCATCGAGTTACGCGGTGTAGGTCGCGACGGTGTATTGCACGCAGCCGGCGCGCGCTTTCTTCCAGTTGATAAACCGCTCGGCGCGGAGGCCGACCAGGTTGTTCTGCCAGAACGACGTCATGACCGTCGTCGCCAGGGCCGGATTGTCGGGCGCCGAATCCATCTGTACCGAGGCCTCTTGGGACACGTCGATCGTCACGCCGCCGTCATCCGCGTAGAGGATGGCGTCCGGCTGCACGAGCGCGACGGTCGTGCCCATCGCCTGACTCGGAATGACCGTGATGCCGCCCATGACGGTCCCGCCGTTGAGACTCAGCGAGGGAAACAGCGGTTGCCCGAGGGCGTTGAGCGCGTTCGAGAGCGCCAGCGCATTCGTCGTCGACATCAGGAGCACGGCGCCGCCGATCGGAATCCCGGCGGCCGACATCGCCGCCGCAAGGGCCTGAATGTCGGTCCGCGCGTTGGCCGGCGTCGGCCCTGCGGTGGTAATCGGCGTGACGCCGTTCGTCACCGAGCCCGGCGAGACGCCAGCCACGGGGGCCTTACTCGGATCGGTGAATTCGACGTCGAGGAACGCGGCGATCCCGTTGATCATGTCTTGCCGGATGACCGCTTCCGCTGACGGCGTCGACGTGCGCGCGAGCTCGAGCGTGATCACGATGATCCCGGCGCATTTCGTGATCGTCAGCGAGACCGATCCGAACTGCAGCTTCCCGACGGGCTTCGGCGCCCCTTGCCCCACCCATTGATACGTGCCGCCGCCGGTCTGGCTGGCGATCGTCACGTTGAAGGGCACTTGCCTGAACCCAGGCACTTTGCCCAGGATGGTCGCCGGCCGCAGGAGCGCGAGAAACTCATTCGAGAGCGGCATCAGCGGCGCCAGGGGGCCCGCCCAGGTCGCATCCGTCGTGGTGCCGGCGGCCACCGCCGCCTTGAACACGAGGCCGACTTCTGGCGTCGAGTCGTCCCACTGCTTGGCGTACTGTTCCGCCTGCATCAAGTTGCCCTTGCAGGCCGCGAGCCCCTGGACGAAGCGGACAAAGCCGGTGCCCTTGGGGAGCTGGGATCGAACCTGGATGATCGGGACGCTGCTGCTGCGGAGGTCACTCCCCGCGGCCGCCGTGGTCGTCGGCGACACCGCCGTCGCCCGCGTGACCAGCGTCGCCTCGAGGGCGCGCAGCCGGACCAGATGCGCGTCAATCGCCTTGAGCTCGCTCGCGAGCCCGTCGTATTCGTCGGTCTCGGCCTGGTCGAGCGTCGTGCCGGCGTCGGCCGACGCCGTCATGATGGCCGTCATCCGCGCGTGCTTGGCGGCACGGGTGTTCTCGAAGCCGGTGATCTGTTCGTGGGTAGTTTTATGTTCCATGGGACGCGCGCCCTTATCGACGCGCACGATCGGCAGTGGGTCCCTGTCGCGGGACGGATGACGGCCAGTCGCGGCCAGGTCGAGCGCTTTCACGGTGTGGATCGTCGCGCCCGGGTTCGCCGGAATCGTGACGAGCGAGAGTTCCAGGATCTCGGTTTTCAGAAACCGGATCCCGCCGGTGGCTTTGTTGAACGCGTCCTCGAGCGAGCGAAACCCAATGGAGACACCGGCCAAGAGTCCGGCCTGCATCGACTGCAAGGCCTCCTCAATGCGGGTCCGCAGGGCGCCCGGCGCGCGGATGATCGGCAGGGTGCCCGTAAAAGGGAGGCCTTCCGCGGTCGGCGGCGCGAACGTGACGGTCCCCACTGGCTGCTTGGTGTCGTGGTAGAGCAGCAACGGGAGCGGATTTTTGAAGGTGATCCCGAGCGGCTCGACGACGTCGCCCATGCGATCGGGTTCCGGCGTCGAGGCGATGCCAGTGATCGTCACCGACTCGGCGTCAACGTCAACGGCTTTGAGGGTGAGCAGCGAATAGGCGCGGGTCACGCGCCCTAAGTGTTGAAGGGACCCTAGCGTTTCGTCCCGCGAAAGACCCGCCCGTCGCGGTAGTCGCCGACGAATTCGTCGACGGCTTCCCGCACGATCGTCGACAACCGTTGACCGTTTTCGTCCGCCACCCGTCGCAATTCGAGGTGTTGCGCCGGGGTGCAGCGCACACGGATCGAACTGGTGGCCGGCGCGTCATAGATCCGCGGGCGGCCCGTCGGGCGTTTCGTATCGGCCATAGGAAAGACCTCTCGTTACCCAAGCACCAGCATCGAATACGTCGGCCGCTTCTCGGCGGCCATGTAATCCCGCCGATGCAACGCCATCACCAGCGCGCTCGCGCCGTCGATCCGTTCCGTTGAGACTTTCTTCGAGAGCTTGAGATTCCCCGCCGGATCCGATTCGACGGCAATGTTCGAGATGTTCCAGCGCAGGACCGGGTGCCCGTCATGGCGCAAGGTCCGCGAGAGAATCGCCGCCTCGAGGGATTTCGTCGGGGCCGACAACGTCGCGTACCCCTGGCGAATCTCCACGAGCGCGAACCCGTCCTGTTCCTGGAGGCGCGTCACCAGATCCCGGGCATTCCACGGATCAAAGGCAATTTCGCGCACGTCGAATTCCGTCCCCCAGGCGCGGAGGGTCTGGCGGACGTACTCATAATCGACCACGTTCCCAGGCGTGGCCACGAGCCAGCCGTCGCGGGCCCACTGGTCATACGGCACCCGGTCCCGGCGCACGCGTTCGGCCATGTTGTCCGCCGGCACGAAGAACTGCGCCAGGACGTCAAACCCGGGGCCCTCCTCATCGGGAAACAGCGCGACGATCGCCGTCAGGTCCCGGGTCGAGCTCAAGTCCATCCCCACGTAACAACGTCGGCCCCGCAACCGCGCCCGGTCGAACGCCGGCACCGCGCACGCATCCCAGGCCGCTAGGGCGATCCACCGCGAGGCCTGCTCGGTCCACTGGTTCAGGTACAGCCGGCGAAACGTGTTCTCTTGCGCCGGGATCTCTTTCGCGCGGGCACACGCCATCCGCATTTCTTCGAGGCTGCGGAAGTCGCCCAGCGCCGGATTGGCTTTGTGCCAGACCCGCTCGTCGGTCCAGTCCGCCTCGATCGGCGCGTCGTACAACAGGGGCAGGAATGTCGGATCGATCGCCGGAGACTCCTGAACTTTCCGCGCGTGCGTATAGAGCTCCCACAGAATCGAATGCCGGTCATACCCTGCGGTCGAAATCGCGAGTGTCATCGGATGCCGCCGCGCCCCTTGGGACGTCGTCAACACGTCCCACAGTTCGCGGTTCGGCGCCGCGTGTAACTCGTCATAGATCACCGCGGAGGCATTGAAGCCGTGCTTTGAGTACGCTTCGGCGGAAATCGCCCGATAGAAACTCCCGCTGGCGCGATGCACGATCCGCTTCTGCGAATCCACCAGTTCACACTGCGCCAGTAACTCGGGATCATTCCGGATCATTTGCGCCGCGACGTGGAACACCAGCGCCGCCTGGTCCTTGTCCGCCGCCGCGGAATACACCTCGGCCCCCATCTCCCCATCGAACAACAGAAAGTACAGCGCCAGCGCCGCCGCCAGTTCGGTCTTCCCGTTCTTGCGCGGCAGCATCAACAAACACTGGCGATAGACGCGACGGCCATCCAGCCCGGTCCGAAAGAGTCGCTCGAGGAGGCGGCGTTGCCACGGCCGCAGCGCAAACGGCTGCCCCGCAAACACGCCCTTGGTGTGCGTCAGGTTGTTGATCACCCGAATCGCGCGGTGCGCGTGCTGGAGGCGTCCTCTCACGCCAGGACACCCGCCCACTTACTTACCGTCTCGCGCGGCGGGGCGGTCGCCATCCGGGACCGGCTCGCCGGCTCAAGCCCGAAGAGGGCGTAGAACGGCCGCAGCGAGGCCGCCAAGGCCCGTTCTCGGCCCGCGTCATAGTCCGGCCCCCCACGGGCTTGCGCGTTCGCCGTGAAGCTGGCCTGGAGCTCGCAGAGCGTCCCAAACGCCAGCGCATCGGCCGGAGTCAACGTCCCCAGGCCGAGACAAACCGGGGCTAACGCCTGCCAGACCCGGGCCGCATCGGCCGACAATGGCGGCGTGACCACCGGACCATCCGGCGCGGCAACCTCGGCACCCAGGCGCGTCTTACTCGGGTTCCCCCGTAAGGCGCGCAACGCGAGCGGTTGACGACGACGGCCACTATTGGCATTGCCCATTACGTTCTCCCCGAAAACGCGCGCGAAGG